TGCTGGCATCTCGAAATTCAGCAAGATATCCCTTACTTTGGTTTGATGAAGAAAAGGGAATCAATAGACCTTTAAGATATGCAAGAAACCAAAAGTCTCCTTTCGAGGATGAACAAGATGGTAATGCTATATTAGAACCAATTGTGTTTGAAGATGGAGTATTGCATGTTCCTAAATCTAATCAAGTGCTTCAAAAGTTTTTATATTATCACCCTCAAAGAGATATGGTCTTTGAAGAAATTAATAAAGAAAGAGATGCGGCAGAAGAATTAGAATATGTTGAGTCTGGATTAGAAGCACAAATTTTAGCTAAAAACTTAGAGTTTGATAAACTGGTATCAGTATGCAGAGTATTGATGGGTGCTAATGTTGACAAAATGTCTTCTATAGAATTAAGAAGAGATATACTTATATATGCAAAAAATAATCCAGAAGACTTTATAAATACTCTTAACGATCCAATGTTGGAAATGCAAGACACTGTTTACAGGTTTTTTGATAAAGCTTATTTAGTATTTAAAAACTCTTCAAAAGATGTATATTTTAATTTACCTAAAAACAAAAAGAAACTATTGACAGTTCCTTTTGGTGAAGACCCATATTTTATTGTGGCTTCTCATTTTCAAAGTGATGATGGTATAGAACTATATAAGCTTCTGAAAAAACGCTTAGATAGTGATAAAAAATAATAGTATCTTTGTATCGAGAATATTCTCGTATAACACTTAATTTTTTATATTATGCAAAAGTATTTAAGTATTCCAGTAAAAAACGAGGACAATCAACTTGTTCTTGTTAATGATGTAGCTATTGTAGAACAAGCATCTACAGCTTCAGTAGAAATTATTTATACTTCAGGAAAGAAAGTTACTGTGGCACACGACACAATGGCTGCTAACAACGAAGAAGTAAGAAATAAAATTCAAGATTACATTTTAGAAGTATTACAGTACAACTGGCAAAAGCCTTCAGTACAAGTAAGCTTGGCTGGTATCTCTGATGCGGGTGGTGGTATTGTGGAAATCACAGGACTAACATTCTCATAGTAGATTACATCATTTAAAAAGAAGAGAGGTTACAAAAAAAAGTGACCTCTTTTTTTTTGTTATCTTTGTAGAAACACATTTCACATGATAAATGAAGTTAGAAACACCGTATTGGCTATAGCCAATAAAAACAATTATGGATACATATCTCCACAAGATTTTAATTTATATTGTGAACAAGCTCAATTAGATATATTTGAAAATTATTTTTATCAATATAATAGTTGGCTTATTAAAGAAAATCAAAGAGTTTCTGGTACAGGATATGCAGACATAGTAAAAGGATTAGAGGAAGTAATAGACAGTTTTTCGGCCCAAGTATTTTTAGATCAAACCGTTGCAAATTTAAACAACGCAAGTTTATATGAATTACCAGCTGACTATTATTTAATAAATAAAGTATTATATTATCCTACAGCTTTATTCAGTGGAACCACTACTGCTCAACAAGGTTATAAATTAATTGACAGCACAGGCGGTTTTGCTTCATATCCAGTAACATCTAATTTTTTACAAAACCCTCCTATTGGTAGTATAGTTGTAAACACATCATCTAATCCAATATCTCAGGCTTTTGTAACTGCAGTTGATAGCGACACTACTCTTAGTTTGAGTGAAGATATTATGGCTAATGGTCAGAACTATGTTATTTATAATGGAAAAAACATAACAGATGTTGAAAGAGTGCATCAGCAAAAACTTAATTATTTATTAAGTTCTAACCTTACAACACCAACTACGCAGTTTCCTGCGTATATTTTAAGCGGTGCTTCTTCTAACCAACAGCCTGGGCCTACATCTAATATAGGAAACACTATAACAGTTTATCCAATAACGATAAGACAAAAAGGTGCTATACAAGTACAGTATGTAAGATATCCTGTAACGCCTAATTGGACATTTACCACACTGGTAAGTGGTGAACCACTGTTTAACCAAGCAGCTGCAGACTATCAGGATTTTGAATTACCTATATCAGACCAAACAGGTTTGATTGCAAAAATATGTCAATATATAGGTATTGAAATAAGAGAGGCAGATGTATATAAATTTGGACAAGAAGAAATAAAAGAAGATAACCAAATACAATCATAGATTATGACTTATATAACACAATATACATATTACGAAAACAACGGTACAGTACCGACAGATTCTTTGCAAGGTTCATATCAATATGTTTCCCTGCAAGATATCGTAAATAATTTTATGTTAATGTATCAAGGTAATCATGAATTATTAAATAACCTTGAAAGATATCAAGTATTGTTTCATGCAAAGCGTGGTATACAAGAATTAAATTACGATGCGATGAAGGAAATAAAAATCCTTCAACTTCAGTTAGATTACCAATTTAGTTTTACATTACCATCCGATTATGTTAATTGGGTTAGAATATCACAATATAAAAATGGTGTATTATATCCACTTTCGGAAAACATACAAACTAATTGGGCATCTGCATATTTGCAGGATAATAATAGTAATATACTATTTGACCAAGATGGTAATGCACTAAGACCACAAGACTCAGAAGTAGATTTGAGTAGGTCACAAAGATCCATATACTTAAATCCAAATAGTATTTTCCATGGTTGCGAGGGATATTGTGTTGATGGGTGTTGGTATTTTGACTATCAGGTTGGTTCCAGGTTTGGACTCAATACTGAAACTGCTAATCAAAACCCTACATTTAAAATAGACAAACAAGCTGGTAAAATATATTTTAGCACTGCTGGAGGTCAGGATTCTATTGTTTTAGAATATGTATCTGATGGTATGGAAAACGGTGATGATTCCCAGGTGAGTGTAAATAAATTGTTTGAAGAATTTATTTATGCATATATTAAATATGCAATACTTAACAGTAGGGTTGGTGTTCAAGAATACATAGTAAATAGAGCTCGTAAAGACAAATCCTCACTACTTAGAAATGCTAAATTAAGATTAAGTAATATACATCCTGGTAGACTCTTGATGAATTTAAGAGGCCAGAACAAATGGATTAAGTAATTATGGCTCACAATAAAACTGATTTTGTATCATTTGTTAAAGGCAGAATGAATAAGTCTGTAGATGAAAGACTTATACCGCCTGGTGAATATGTTGATGGACAAAATATAAGATTAGGTTCTACTGAAACCACAGAGATAGGTGCAGTAGAAAACAGTAGAGGTAATACACAGCTTACTACATTGGCTTTTGATGGGTCAAATTTATCATCATCAGCTAAATGTATTGGTGCGTTAGAAGATGGAGCTAACGAAACTATTTATTGGTTTGTGCATGACCCAGTATTTCCACCAACAGGAAAGCCTTTAGATCTAATAGTTTCGTATAATACACAAAACACACAATTAAGATACCATGTGGTATCTATTTCAGTTTTAAAGTTTGACCCTGAATTTTTAATTATAGGCGTTAACAAAATAGAAAATCTATTATTTTTTACAGATGATAAAAATCCACCAAGAAGAATTAATGTAAACGAAAACTATCCCTTTCCCCTTGCAGGTAATGATAACTTACAAGAAGAGGATATATCAGTAGTTTTAAAACCACCAGGATTTGAAGATGGTTCAGCAACAGGCGATACTCCTTTACCTACACCAACTATAAGCATGATAAATGTTGCGGGTGGTGAAAACTATATTGAAGATAGGTTTATAAGTTTTGCATATAGATATAGATATAAAAACGGTGAATATAGTGCAACATCATTATTTACATTACCAGCTTTTCAGCCTGGTAATTTTCAATTTGATACCAGAAACTATGACAATAGTGGTATGCAAAATAGATTTAATGGTGTAAGAGTTCAATTTAGTACAGGTAGTAAAAGAGTAACTGAAGTTGATCTATTATTTAAAGACTCAAACACCAATAGTATTTATGTAATAGAAAGATTTAACAAATTAGATTTTGGGTGGGGAAATAATCAACATCAAGAATATGTTTTTACCAACAGTAAAATATATTCAGTTTTAGGTTCGGATGAGCTATTAAGACTATATGATAATGTACCACATAAAGCACAGGCTCAAACTATAATGGCCAACCGACTTATGTATGGTAATTATACAGATGGTTTTGATATCACAAATGAGGCTGGTCAAAAAATTGCAGTAAATTTCAACGCAAGTTTGTTAGCAGAAAATATTGATTTAACAGTATTACCCGCAGGAGTTCTTTCTACAGGTATTAATTACACTATCAATTCTTCAGCAACCACAACTGTTGCTAATTCACTGGCTACATACGATTTATCAAATATAGCAGATAAATTAAAAAAAGGAGCTATTCTTACATTATCATTAAGGTTTGAACACGCAACAAAAAACGGTACAACAGCAACACAATGTTACATAGATAATGCAGGGTTTGAGCAGAATGACATTACAATTGAAACAAGTATACTATTAACGAATGATTATTCAAGTGTTTTTGACTTTGCTACAAGCGGTGATTTTGAAAATGCAATAGGAACTATAGAGGGAACTAATTTTGAACCTATAGCTACTGCGGGTAGTGGTAATTCTTTGACTGATTTTTTTAACGCAGCTTTAGTTCCCCCAGCAATAAACTGCGGTTTTGTTACTGCCCTATCATCCATCAATAGTAATACTGCACAACAAGGTATAAGAATTGTAACAAACAGCGGG